GTTGCATGGCCTGATGTTATGCCAACGAATGAGATGGAGGTTGCACAGGCGATTAAGACAGACTTGGAGCTCGGCTTGGTGAGCAAACAAACGGCGGCTGGGATAAGAGGTTATTCATGGATTGACGAGGAGCCTCGCATAGCGGATGAACGCGCGGCTTCGGACAATGTTGGCGCAGCCCTTTTACGCGCGTTTGGGCAAGGGGAGTAAGTAACTTATGCCAACAGCAAATGAACTCGCGCGGGCATTCAAGGCTGCTGTGGACAGGCAGGACGCAATCGCGTTGGGACGGTTAGCTAAGGCATACCACCAGCTTTACTTGCGCATGGGGGATAAGCTCGATTCGCTGCTGCTGGCAATTAGCAAGCTGGACGAGCCGACGAAGGGACAGGTATTCAGGCTCGCACAATACAAGAATCTCATTAGCGCGCTTGAAACGGAGCTGACAAAGTTTGGCACATTTACAGAATTAGAGATCCGCTCAAATTCACAGGCAGCCATTGAACTGGCAGTAAAGCAAACGGAAGCATTTCTAAGCGCGGCTGGTTATACAATGACACGCAGCTTGCCGACCGACGCGATCTACAACATGCTCGGTTTCTTGCAGGAAGGCTCGCCGCTTTGGAAGCGAATTGGCGAACTCGCTCCCTACCATACGCAGCGGGTGGCAGACGCACTGCTTGAGGGCATTGCATTTGGCTACAACCCCGCCAAGACCGCGCGAATGTTTGAGAGCGTAATGGGAGGCGGCTTGACGGACGCCATGCGGATGACCCGCACGACACAGTTATACGCAAGCCGCGAAGCGAGCAGGGCGATGTACGTTGCCAACGACGACATTATTAGCGGATGGACATGGTATAGCAGCCTCGATGCGGATACCTGTATGGCATGTGCAATTGAGCATGGCACGATTCATTCGAATGACGAATCTATGGATAGCCATTACAACTGCCGATGCACTTCTCTCCCTGTGGTGATCGGGTACAACGATCAAGTGCAAACAGGCACGGACTGGTTTAGTAATCTAAGCGAATCAGAACAGCGAAACATGATGGGCAGTTCTGCTTACGAGGCTTGGAAGGAAGGCAAGTTTGACTTGTCTGATATGGTAACACGGCGGCATGATGACGTGTACGGCGAGATGCTGGCACGCACTCCGCTTGAACAATTGATACAGAAATAATTGGAGGATACCGAGATGGTGGACGAATCGAAAGCGCCTGAGACAGGCACAGAACAACAAGCAGAAACGCAAGTAATTGACAAAGCCGAGACGGTGGAGGAATTGAAAGCGCGACTGGAAGAGGCAGAACGCCGCGCGAAAAACAAGGCGGAGGAAGCCGAGCGTCATTTCAGGAAACTGACAAAGCTCGAACAGGAAGAGGCAAAGCGCAAAGAGGCCGAGATGACCGAAATTGAGCTTGCCAATAAACGGGCGCAGGAACTTGAAAACGAAGTCAGGCAGTTGAAGATCAGCAAGCTGCAACATGACATTGCCGCGAAAGTGGGATTGCCAAGCGTGTTAGCTGACAGGTTGAAAGGCGAGACGCCGGAAGAACTGGAAGCGGACGCGAAGCTCTTACTGGAAGCGCAACCGAAACAAAAAGCCACACCGAACATTGGCGCGACCAATCCAGGCGAGCAAGCATCGAAAGATGAGACACGTGCTCAAAAGTTGAAAAGACTCACGGGTGGGGAAGCCGAAATTTGGGGCGGCGGCGGAATCAATTGGGGTCCAGAAAATCCCCAATAGGAGAATAACACATGGCTGCTTCACGATATGAAGACATTAAGACACTTGTAGCAAACGTCTACGAACTTGCGCTTTTGACCGCGCAGGAAGGTAACGTCATTGCTCAATTATCAACCGTATTCAACGACAACCAGGGTCTTGCACCCCGCGTCTACGGCGAATACAGCGGCGGCACTTTTAGTTCAATCGCTGGCACTGTGGACATGAGCGCGTCTACATTCAGCGCGACCGCAGGCGGAACGATCACCCCATCAACTTATGGTCAGCAAATTAGCCTGACTATGAACCGTATCAAGAGCGATCCTGCTGGCGCACAACGTGACGCAGGTCAATACCTCGGCGAAACTGCCGCGGCTCACATTGATACCAACCTTGCCAGTCTGCTCGACGACTTCACTGGCGGCACAGTTGGCACTGCTGGTGGGACATTGACCTGGGCAAACATTTTCTATGCTCAAGCAACCTTGCGCGGGAACAAAGTCTACGGGCGTTACTCGGTTGTGTTGCACCCGTTGCAGTGGTACTACCTGACAAGCGCATCAAGCGGCGTCCCCACTCTCATGCAGAGCGAGGACATCAAGGACCGCTTTATGAGCGGCTTCTATCAGGCAAGCCTCGACAATATGGACTTCTTTGTTGACGCGAACATCACCGCAGGCGGCACCGCTTATGGCGGTATGTTTGCCAAACAGGCTATCGCTCTTGATATGCGGCAGCCTTTCACAATCAACCCGCAATGGGACGCAAGTTATGCCGGTGTAGGCGCATGGGAGCTCAACGCTTCAATGGTCTACGGTTTCGGCGTCTATCGCCCAACCTACGGTGTGACCCTCGTAGGCAAGGCTGCCTAACAACTGACTCGATGGGCAAGGATAGAGCGTATACCTCGACAAACGGCATGCTCCACCGCTTCCTTGCCCTACTGGAGCGCAAGCTGGAGGCTTGAAACAATATGAGATTGAATTGGTTTAGCAACTCACCCGCAGCCACGACCGGTTACGGCGTGCAAACAAAATTGTTCGTCCCGAGACTGGCAAAGCTGCTTGACAAGGGAATAAGCGTGACGGCGTTCTTTGGTGTACAAAGCGGCGTGCTGAATATCAACGGGATAAAAGTTTATCCGAATTTTAAGCACCCGTATGGGCAGGACGTGATTGGGGCGCACGCGCAGTGGGACCAAGCTGACGCGGTTGTGACACTGGTGGACGCGTGGGTGATCCAGAACGAGAACATCGAATTGCCCTGGTTCCCCTGGTTTCCGATCGACCATGAGCCGATGCCGGCCAATGTTCTGGCAAAGGTAAGGCAAGCCGCAAAGCCGATTGTGATGAGCAAGTTCGGCAAGCGCATGGCAGAGCAGGTCGGGTTGGACGTATGGTACGCGCCGCACGGCGTGGATACGAAAGTCTTCAAGCCGTTGGATAGAAAAGAAGCGCGCGAACATCTGAAGTGGCCACAGGATAAATTTATTGTCGGCATGGTCGCAGCCAACAAGGACAACCCTTCGCGCAAGGCGTTCCATGAGCAAATAGCCGCCTTTGCCGCACTGCACGCAGCTCACCCTGACACGATGCTTTATCTGCACACGGATGACGGCACGCACGGCGGGAACGGCGTAGACCTGATCAAGTTCATTCGGCGCATGGGATTGACGATCGGTGAGGACGTAATGATCTGCGACCAATACATGAACGGCTTGGGCTTTCCCGACGCTTACATGGTGGATGCCTACAACGGAATGGACGTATTGACCAACGTTGCGCTGGGCGAAGGGTTTGGAATCCCGATTCTGGAAGCGCAGGCTTGCGGAACGCCGGTGATCGTGGGCGACTGGACTTCCATGAGCGAACTGTGCTTTGCGGGCTGGAAGGTGCTAAAAGAAGAAGCGCTGCCGGTCTACCACGACTTCTTTGACGCATTCCAATGGCAAGCCACAACCGGCGCAATAGCAGACCGGATGGAGCAGGCATACGCAGCATGGAATGACTACGAACTGCGCAATCAAGCAAGACGAGGCGCGCTGCCTTACGATGCCGATTTTATTACCCGCCGCTATTGGAAGCCGATTATCAAAGAGATGCAGGAAATGATCGAGGGGTTGAAGTGATCTCTATCATTACACCCTTCCATAACTGCCCTGAGTTATTGCCGGACTACGAGAAAGCGGTGCAAGGCGCGCAGGTTATTGCGATTGACAATGCCAGTGATCCCGATACCGCATCGAAGTTAGAAGCGATGGTAAACAGACTTGGCAATGGCAGCAAGTACGTCCGCAACGAAGAGAATGTCAAGTTCAGCAAGGCCAACAATCAAGGGCTTGCGCTTGCGGACGGTGAGATCGTTGTGTTTATGAACTCGGATATCCAGGCTACGGGCGATTGGCTTAGATTGGCACAGAACGCCAAAAAAGGCGCTTTTTACTCGCCTACAAGCGGAGTAAGGACAGTTGACGGCGAAGTATTCCGCTATCTTGAAGGTTGGTGTTTGTTCGGCCACAAAACTGATTTTGATGCAATCGACGGTTGGAATGAGCGTGATTTTCCAGGACTTTACTGGGAAGACAACGAACTCTGCTACCGTGCAGAACGCGCAGGACTGCAATTGAAACAAGCCATATTGCCGCTAATCCACCTGTCGAATTACACCTCACGCCGGACAAAGGGCGCGTACGACTTCAGCGAAGCCAATCACGCGGTGTTTGAGCGGATTGTCAGGGAAGGAAAGAATGGATAGATTGACAATCATTACGCCCTGCTCACGTCCTCAAAACTTACCGGCAATGGCTGAAAGTATCAAGCCTGGTCGAAGCCTGTTTGATGTGATATGGATGATTGTGTTTGATAACCGCGAATGTCTGGAATCTAAGGTTGGCAACTACCAGCGCAATTGTGCGCTCGATGCCGTCTCAGATGGCTGGATTTATTTCCTGGATGACGACACAGTTCTTCACCCCGATTTCTTTTCTGAATTAGCGAAGGTAAAAAGCAAGGCAGTCGCCTTTGAACAGGACTTGGAAACTTGGGTCCGGAAGGTCGCGCCGTCTGAAATGAGGTGTTGTCACGTTGACATGGGGCAGGTTGCGATCAAGCGTGAAGTGATTGGCGACATTCGTTTTACGCTTAACATTTACGAAGCGGACGGAATCTTTATTCAATCCGTTTATGAGAACAACCCTGGCGTGTGGTCATTCATAAACGAGCCATTATGTTATTACAACAAACTGAGGTAAATGTGTATCAAATTGATGGATGTCCCGTACCGGTTTATCAGGATGAAGGCGAACTTAAAAAGCTCATTGAGTTGGTAAAAGAACTCAAGCCTAAACGTATATTAGAGATTGGTTCGCTTCACGGCGGCACGCTATGGTACTGGATGAACGCGGTCAAAGGGGCAGAAATAGTATCGGTTGATTCCGGCGTGCAGAGTTTCGACTCCCGATTCTCAGACATTGAGAATGCGCGCTTGAATTTATGGCCGGAATGGGAGCGCGATACTGGCTGCAAGATAACGCAAGTCAGGGCAGACAGCACTTCGCCTGAGACAGTCAAAGCCGTAAAAGAACAAGCGCCATTCGATTTCATCTTCATTGATGGCGGGCACGATTATCAGACTGCAATGGCAGACTGGCAGAACTATTGGCCGATGCTGCGGGTCGGAGGTCTGCTTGCATTCCATGACATCGCCTATCCCGACGGCAATCCTTATGCTTATGCAGTTGGAACGGTATGGCGGCAAATTAGAGCCAACGGCAAATGGCAGGAAATCATCCGCGAACATAACCCTGAGGGCATTTGGGGCATTGGCGCGATGTGGAAGGAATAAAATATGGCACGATCTGGAATGCAAACATTGATTGACACGGTTCGCGGGTTTGCCAACGCCGCGCCGGACGAGTGGACGGTGTCCACCAACACGAGTTTGGTTGAGTATTGGAGCGACGAAGAAATCCAGCGCGTGTTAGACCGGCACAAGTCAGAGTACATCCACGAGCCGCTTGAACCTATCGGCGCGTATGCGTTAGGTGATCCAGTTATCTTGCGCTATCGCACAGGCGTTCACAATCTCGAAGGCGGATCTGAGTTCAAAGTTGAAGACACGGCTGGCACTGTGACACCCGCATCAATTGATTATGCGCGCGGCATTGTGACATTCGCTACCGATCAAGCCGGGAAGTCTTATTGGTGGAGCGGTTTTGCTTACGATCTGGACGCGGCGGCTGCTGACATCTGGCGCATGAAAGCGTCGCACGTGGCAGGGCTGGTTGACTTCTCGACCGACGGACACTCCATCAAGCGCTCACAGCAGGCGCAACAATATCTCCAAATGGCAAACTACTACCAGCAGAGATCCGCGAGTGAGGGCGTAACAACGGCCAAGATTGTGAGGGAAGATCTATGAGCATTGGCTTGACCGCACGAGAGTTGGCACAAATGCAGGCGGACATCTACGATCTGCTGCCTGACACGTGCGACATTCTAAGCGTGGCGTACACCTCCGACAGCGAGGGCGGCTTTGCGGAGGCGTGGGGCACTGCGACCGCAAACGTACATTGCCGGATTGACTACCGCTCCGGCCGCGAAACTATGGTCGGCGGCGCAATCCAGCCTTACAGCAAGGCAGTACTAAGCGTGCCATATAACACGACAATCTCGCTTACCAACCGCGTAAAAAGCGGCGATTACGTCTGGTCGATAGTGAGCATCAATGACGGACAAAGCTGGCAGGCGGTAAAAAGGGCGGAATTGGAGCGCGTGCTATGAGCATCAGCGTGAGCGTGGATACCACGAAATTGGACGCCATTATCGCGCGTCTGCCTGGAAACAGGGACAAGATTGTCAGGGCAACTGCATCCCATATCTTAGGCGAAGCCCGCAAGCGTGCGCCAGTTGCTACGGGCGCACTGCGTGACAACAGCGAAGTGGTAATTGGTGACGGCTATACCAACGTGGAGTTTCGGCAGGAGTATGCCGCTTATGTAGAGTTAGGCACGCACAAAATGGCAGCGCAGCCATTCCTTACACCAGCGGTAGAAGCGGAAGCGAAGTTACTTGAAGACCGCATCAAGGAAGGGCTGATACAAAAATGACCTCACACATAAACGCGCTAAACGCGGCAATCTACTCCAAACTTTCCGGCGGTACTGCACTTGTTTCCGCATTGGGCGGCACTTGCATCTATCACGGCATTGCGCCGGAAGGGAAAGCGCTCCCGTTCGTCATTTGGTCTTACGTGGCAGGCGGGCATGAGAACATGACGCCGCGTGAGAGCGTGAACGCAGTTGTTTATGTGCGGGCGTACGCGGTGGACGCGAAGACGGCGGCGCAGCTTGACGGCTATGCGGCTGAATTACTGGAAACGAAACTTACCGTGACCGGCTGGAACAACTTCTGGCTGGCGCGTGAGGAGTCAATCGTCCTGCCATCAATTGACGAGGCGGGCAAGTCAACCTGGTCGTGCGGGGCTTACTACCGCGTGCGGCTCGATTAATCATTGGAGGATAAATAACAATGGCTGAAAACAATATTACTGGTAAGGACGCTGTAATTTCATGGGTGTGGTCTGGTGGGACTGTCAACCTTGCAACTGATTATCGCAGCGTCTCGATCAAAGAGAATGTCGACACTGCAGAAACTACCGCCGGTGCTGACACGCACAAAACCTATCTACCAACTATCAAGTCTGCAACGATCGACTATTCCGGCTTGTTCCCGACCGGCGGCACCGCGCTCTATGCGGCTCTCGCGGCTGGAGTTTCTGGCACTCTAACTGTTGCACCCGAAGGCACGGCTGCCGGCAAAGTCTCGCACGCTTATCCAGCCATCAGCAAGGGCGCAACCTACGACACGCCGTATGCCGACGTTGTGACTGTAAATGTGACCTTCCAGTCTAACGGCGCTTGGAGCTAATGATGGTTGAGCTATCGAATGGAGCGAAGATAGAGTACGACTGGAGCGCCATCACGCAAAAGGAATGGCGCGTCCTGCTTGA